CGTGAAATTGGAGTTTTCCTTTAAATATTCTCTGAGTGTTGTTTTAACCTGGTTAAAGTCCAGATTAGTAAAATTAGCTAATGGCATTTTTTACCTTGTTGATTGCAAGACGAATTGTAATTCTTGTGCAGGAACGTCTGCTCCAATAATTTCATAAATGATGGTTACATTAAATTCATTTTGATCAAAGTTGGGTCTTACCTCAACTTCTCTCACATTTACCCTTGGTTCGTAAATTTTAAGTGAACTTTCTATTTCGTTCTTTATAATATTGGCAGAAATATCATTTATATTCTCAAAAAGTGCCTGACTGATCCTGGAACCAAAGTCTTCATCAAAAAATTTCTCACCAGGGACTGTAAAAACAATATTTCTCACTGATCGAGCAATTGCAGACTCGTTTTTAAGCGCTAATATATCACTTGTCAGAGGATGTTTCTGAAAAGTCATACTAACGTCTTTAAAACCTTGACTAACGCGCTCTAAAGGCACAAAATTACAGCAATTATAACTTATTTATCAAGGTATTTTGTGATTCTTTACTCATAAAGTGGTTCTGGATTGCTCTCATTTTCAAAAAATTCATTTTCATCAATAGAATCTTTCTTTTTAGGAGTCAGATCATCATTTGAGATCTCACGAAGCATTTTTTGATGCTGATGATTGCCCAAATTGTCCAAAAAATCGTGTTCAGTTGCCATTTTTGCCCTTTTTTGGTATTTATTGTGGATCAAGAGGACGACCCTCTTGTGATTTGTACATATCTTCTGCTTTTTCTTCCTCAATTTTACGTTCTTTTGACGTTTTCCAGAAATATTCGTCCTCACGACCCATTCCAAGACGTTCAAAACCATTTTCAACCTGATAATATTGAGTCGAAACCTTAAAATCAGGCATTTTTGGTTCAACAGGTGTCAAACTGTTATCATAGATACGCATTCTATTGTTTGGATACAGTGCATACTGTCCATTTTCAAGTTCAATTAGGTTATGTGACTTGTGTTCTGCAGGATTTTCACTTGTTGCATAATCAACGACCTCAGGATCTTGATGATAATTGTCTATAGTACAAATATAGGTGCCTTTCTGAATACCAAAGTCTCTTGTATACAGTTCATAGTCCATAGAACCGATAAACTGCTTAGTAACTGCTACAACACCATAGTCCATACAATTCCAGAACTGTAGGTTAGGAAGGTCCATATCAGGGCTAGGAGTCTCTGGAGCAGACACAAACGCACTAATAGGTAGTTTATCATACATTGCCGCATATTCCGGCAAATACGTCTCAAAATAAAAAGTGCGTCCAGGAATCGATTTACACGATACCCAGACGCCTTTAACAAATTCACCATGACCAGATTGATGATCAGTAAGATATTCTTTTCTTACCCATACCTCTACCGAGGGGAGGTTACAAATTAAAGCAGCCATTATGTATTAATGTAACTGCCTCTATTTAACGCCCTTGTCCACGATATGGTTTCTTTGCCTTATTGCGAGACGTTGCGGGTGCATATGAGTTCTTTCCAGAACCTTGACGAGTTTTCTTCGGTTTTCCGGGGATATAACTTCCCCCTTTCATCATTGCCATAATACTTTAATTTAATACGAGAAACGAGACACGGGAGGTAATAAACCCCCCTCTGTAATAATCAAATAACCCGAGTCTTTTCGTGACCAACTCTGATACGAGGATCACACCAGATCTCAAAACCTTCTTCCTTTGCATCAAGACAGAATGAGACATCCTCACCACACATGTCCTGTACATTCCCACTCTCAAAGATTTGCATCTTAGGTGCAAACCAAGGGTATTCTAGATTCTCAAAAACACCCTTCTTGATCAGTACCCAACCAAATCCTGTATAATCAACAGTGAATGGTTTGCGTCGTTTGGAAATAGATTCGACAGTTTCGTGATTCATCACTCCACCATTCTTACGGAAATCATCTTCTTCCAACCAGTGTGCGACAGAAGTTGTGTGTCCATCTTCAGTGGCATACCATCCTGCAACGATCTCTTTCTGTTCACCTTCTGCAGGAATAGCCATATCACATAACTGCCAGAACTTGTTAGTGTCAAATACAATGTCACTATCAATCCACAGTTGGTAATCATATTCCAACTTACCATCCCATGGAATTTGCTTTGGTCCACGCAATACATTTGCTCCTAAGCACTTACAACGTGCAAAGTTAACCATAGAAGAGTAATCCTGACTAATCTGAATACTCATTCCATTCTGTACCATATCAAAGCACAGTTGTACAAAGTTCTTCAAGAAGATAAAAGAACATCCACGTCCTGGAAGGCAAAACACAATTGTCTTCCCTCGCATCCTTTCTTTAATTGCTGCAATATCCCAATCTTCTTTCTTCTTGGGTTTGGGGGCATTCGCCTTAACAGTAAATCCTTTTGCCATAAGTCTTAGAAACTTCAGTTCAATTCTATCAGTCTATATGTATAATGTCAATATGAATCCTCTCCTACGGGTTCACCCCTGTTAACCGAACTTATCTCAAGGGTGCGGGTACATTCCTCATATGATAAATCCCCCAGTTCATAGTCAGTCTTCATTAGACCAACCATTCCCTTGAGGGTTTCCCATGTATTATTAAATTGTTCCTCAGATAAGTTGTTATATAAACAT